CGTATACCTCGATTTCGGGGTTAATCTGATTGATTTCCGTGGCTTGCTCAAATCGAGCGGAAAGGATAAATAAATGGCAACTGCAAAATACATTCAAAAAGGACAGACGATTGATTACACGCCTAAAAGCAACATCGGGTACTTGGAAGTCGTTCCTTTCGCCGCCTGCATTGGCGTCGCCGCCGAAGCCATTGAAGCGGGCAAGACAGGAGCTGTCAGCCTGGTCGGTGTATATGAATTACCGGCCGCGACTGGGTTGGCCATTACGACAGGTGATGCCGTGTACTGGTCCAAATCGGACAACGTAATCAATAAGACGGCAGAAGGCGGAGTTTCGGCAGGCCTCTGCGTTGCCGACAAAGCCGATGCTGCTACGACCGTACTGGTGAAAATTGGCTGATGTTTAAAGATATGGTGGCGGCAGATATTGACCAAGTGATCCTGAATGAAGAAGAGTTTGCCGACTGGCACGATTTGAACGGGACGAAATGCCTCTGTGTCGTATCTGACGATGCGACACGGAAGCGGTCCACGCTGTCCAGCCGCAACTATAGCGGCCTGCATGGAGAATTTACCTGCCTGGCCGTCAAGAAAGATTCCCTGCCGCGAGAACCAAAGCAGGGCGAAAACTTCAAGTTCGATGGGAAGCTTTACAAAGTCATATCGTGCGTCGACGACATGGGCATGTATACCATCGAACTCGGTGCGTATAGAATGGGGATGACATAATGCTTGAAATTGACGTAAGCGATTCCTTACAAAAGGCAGAAACCCTGCTGGAAAGCATGCCAGGGGCCGCAGAAAAAGCCTTACAGACCTCTATCCGAAAGTCCATCCGCGGTGCCAAAAAAGATGCCGTGCAGAAGGTCAAAGAACGTTATACTATCAAGCCATCCTACGTGACGCGGACCATGAAAGTAACGTACCGGGGGCTGATAGCCTCATTAGTATCCAAGGGCCCCGTAAACGACTTGTCTTACTTCAGACATAATCCGGGGAACCCGCCCAAACATCGCCCGCCGACAGGCGTATACACGTATGCTGAGGTCGTAAAAGGCCAGGGCGGAACGATTGCCCATGCGTTCGTAGCCCGTATGAAGTCAGGTCACGTAGGCGTATTCCAGCGGGCTGGCCACGGCTCTTCCAATGCCAGCCTGCCGATTGAAAAGATTTCCGGGCCGTCGACACCGCAAATGCTGGGGGCGCCGACGGTTGCCGAATTCATCGAAAGGAAGGCCCAGGAGAGAATGGCAGAGAATTTGGACCATGAAATCAACGCCTTCCTTATGGGGTTTAGAAAATGATACCTGTATTACTGATTGAAGAATTGGCGAAATGCATCCGCAGCGCTGTCAAAGACTATAAGCTACAGGCCGAAGGACAGGCAGACAAACCGGTAACGGTATATGAGCAGCATATCTCTGAAGAAGATTTTCTCAGCGATACGTATTACCCCTTGGTTGTCGTCAGCCTGCAAAAAGTGGAAGATGGCGAAAGCAAAGAAATGCCGGAATCCTACGCGACCGTAGGACTTACTATTGGCTGCTATGGAGAAGACAAGAGGGCCTGGCAGGATACACTGAATATCATGGAACGCATCCGGCAATCTGTGCTGAAGAAGCGAACGCTTGGCAATCGGTTCCGCCTGCGCCTGCCTACCAAGTGGGAGACTATCGAAGGGCAGCCATATCCATTTTGGTACGGCTACGGAACACTGGTCTACACGATTGCCCAGCCTGTGGAAGAAATGGAGTATTAATGGAAACACGCATTAAGTCTTATATCTACATTGGACCCAACCGGATCCAGGATGGGTTGAAAAGTGGGCGTGTCTATAGAGACGGCAAGCCGTTTCGGCGCGTCCAGGAGCTTCAAGAAAAATACCCTGGCATTGAGCAGCTGTTTGTCCGCGTAGACAAAGCTGGGGAAGCGGAAAAAGAGAAGCAAAGAAAAGGTACGGCCATCTACATGGCTTACCAAGCAGTAAAGAGAGGAGAAAAGCATGACTTATAAACATGGCATTTTTACATCCGAGCAAGCGACGGGACTTATCCCTATGACCGAAACGGATGCGGGTTTGATTGTAGCTTTTGGCACTGCGCCGGTACACCTGGCATCGGACCGGGCGCAGGAAAATACACCGGTACTCTGCTATACCTATAAAGATGCTGTAGCCGCCTTGGGGTATTCAGATGATTGGAAGAAATATACGCTCTGCGAAGCCATCTACACGCACTTTGCGCTGTATAATATGGCGCCGATTGTCCTGGTAAATTGCCTGAGTACGAAGAAGCATACCAAGAAAAAAACGAGTGTAGAAGTTAAATTGACGGACGGCAGCGCTAAAATTGACGACGCTGTCCTGCTGGAAACCTTACAGTTATCGACGCAGGTCAGCGGCCAGGCAGATACTGTAAAAGGCACTGATTACACAGCGGCCTATAATGACGACGAAGAAGTTGTTTTGACTGCGTTAGATGGTGGGAAGCTGGCCAGCGCCAATACAGTTTATGCCACATATACGGCCTTAGACCCGAGCACGGTGACGGCGGATGATATTGTCGGCGGCGTCAGTACGGAAACGGGTGCCAGCAGCGGGTTAGAACTGTTGGACGAAGTGTACCCGCGCTTTGGCATTGTACCGGGCATCGTCATCGCGCCGGGCTGGTCGGACAATACCGCCGTTGCAGCCGTCATGAAAGCAAAGGCCCAAAACATTGATACCGTGTTCCGGGCCATCACGATTCATGATGTAGCCGACAGCGTAACCAAATACAGCGATGTATCCGAATGGAAAAATAAAAACAACTTCGCCGACACGACAGAAATTGTCTGCTGGCCGAGAGTCAAGAATGGCGATAAGTTATATCACCTGTCTACACAGATGGCCAGCCTTATGAACCAGGTGGACTCGGAAAATAAGGACATCCCTTACTATTCGCCGTCCAACCATTCACTGCAAGCTGACGGAGCCTGCCTGGCCGATGGAACAGACATTTATCTGAATGTTGGCAGCGCCGGCTATTTAAATGGCCAGGGCGTTATTACGGCGCTGAATTTTATCGGCGGCTGGAAGTTGTGGGGCAACCGGACGGCTGCCTATCCGTCGAATACAGACCCGAAAGACGCGATGCTGACCAATCGGCGCATGTTCAACTGGGTCGGGAATACCCTGGTTACGTCCTTCTGGAGCAAAATCGACAATCCTGCCAACAAGCGGCTCATCGCGACAGTGGTAGACAGCGCTAATATTTGGCTGAATGGGCTGACGGCCAGCGAATGTTTGCTGGGCGGACGTGTAGAGTTCCGCAGTGACGAAAACACGACGACGGATCTGGAAGACGGCAAACTGCATTTCCATGTATATATCACGCCGCCGTCGCCGGCGCGGGAAATCGACTTTATCCAGGAATACGACCCGTCTTATATGGACACTTTATTTGAATAAGGAAGGTGAGCTGAGATGCCGATTAATGAACAGCGTGATAAATTAATCAACTATGAAGTCTTTTTAGGCGGCAAGCGTAAACTGGGCATGGCAGATATTACGCTGCCTAAAATCAAGTACCTGACCAATACAATGAAAGGCGCCGGCATTGGCGGTGATATCGACATGCCGACGCTGGGCATGACCAGCGATATGGATTTGACTATCAAATGGCGGACCATCAACACCGACGTCGCAGAACTCTTCGCACCCAGGGCACATGATTTAGTTTTCCGCGGCGCCAATCAGCATTATGATGCGGCGACAGGAGAACTTGTAACAGATTCGATTCGGATTAACGTGCGGGTGCTGCCGAAAGAAATGGACGTCGGCAAGCTGGATCCGGCAAGCCAGACTGATTCGACGAATCAGATGAGCGTGCTGTACTTCCAGGAAAAAATCAACGACAAGAAGAAAATTGAAATTGACAAGCTGAATTATATTTTCTATGTCGACGGCGTAGATTACTTCGCGCCCGTCCGCGCAGCATTAGGATTATAGGAGGTACTCATGGATACGACAAATTTACAGGCCGGCCTGGAAGCCTTGACCGGCTATGATTTTGAGAAAGCAGAAAACGCGGAACGCACGGCCGGGAATATGACACCCGACATTAGCTTCAGCAAAGGGTTCCAGGCTCGTCTTGCCGCTAAAGCACTGGGCGTATCTATTGCGGATATCAAGAACTTGGGCATCCGTGAATACGCCGTCATCACGACAAAGGTAATGAATTTTTTATTCGCGAATTTGGCCGCCGACGTCCAGGCCGCCGCAAGCGGGGACCAGCCGACCAATACGCAAGAATCGCCGTCAAACTCGTAGAGTACGACAGACTGGACTTTTGGATGGGGCAAAGCGTATGCAGCATGAAACGCTGGCTGGAACTCATTCAAGAGCAAAATGAGCGCAATAAATAAGACCCCTTTATGGGGTCTTATTTATCATCCAGTATAAAGCGGTTCACGAGGTAACGCAGGAGACGGAATACAAGTTTTAAAAGACGCACTCCAATGTTTACGAAAAACATAAATACGAATAGTGCAATCGTTACATACAATGCAGTAAGCAGCATAACAATCACATCCTTTTGTTAATTTCATTATATCAGAAAGGAGGGAGAAACGGTATGGCCATGGGACATGTTTTTGAAATCGCCTTTGCTATCAGTGCGACACTGGGTGCAGGCTTTCGCGGCGCAACAACAGGCGCTACGAATCAAATGAAACAATTAGGAAATACGGCCAAAAGCATCAGCGCTCAGCAGAAGCAGCTGGACCGGGCCTGGAAAACCAGCACGGCGGCTATCAAGGTATATGAGCGTCAGCTGGAAAACCTAAAAGGAAAATTAGAATCGACAAAGGCTGCAGAAAAACAATATCAAGCTAGCGAACAACAAATAGGTCAAGCAATGAGCACAGCACGCGCTCAATGGAAAACGAGCCTCAATGCGTTGAGAATATATGGAAACCAAATAACGAATCTAAAACAACGTTTAGAACAAGGAAAAATAACAGCCGATCAGTATCAAGCGGAAATGGGGAAAATAGGAAAATCAATGGCAAGAGCCCAGGCAAATGCTACTCAATACCATGGAACCTTGCGAGGGTTGCAACAGCAATTAGATCAAACGAAAAAACATCAATTGCAGTTGCGACAGGAAATAAATAAAACGCAGTTAGCGCAAGATAAGATACAGCAACAACTGCGCACGCAACAAGGAATGAAGACTGCCGGGATGAGTGCGGAAGAATATCGCACGCACTTACAGCGCCTGCAGCAGGAAATGGATAAAACGAGGGCGGCACAAGCTAAACTGCAACAGGTATTGATGGCCAGAAACAGTGCGATGGCCAATTTCAGTGCCGCCAGCAGCGGACTGATGAGTGGCGCCGCAACGGTTACCATGATGAGTGCCCCGATTGTCAGCATGATTCAAACAGCGGCAAACTTTGAAGCCGCCATGTCCAAGGTCAAGGCCATTACCAGCTCCAGCGACCAAGAAATACAACAACTGACGAACCAGGCCCGTGAATTAGGCGAACAGACCCAGTTTTCGGCTACCCAGGCCGCCGACGCAATGAGCTACTTAGGCATGGCAGGCTGGAACACGGAGCAAATCATGGCCGGGATGCCAGCATTACTCAACCTAGCCGCCGCCGGCGGTACTGATTTAGCCCGTACAGCGGATATCATTTCGGATGATCTAACAGCCTTTGGGCTATCGGCAGAAGATGCAGGTCATATGGCAGACGTCTTTGCCGTAGCAGCCAATAAAACGAACACCAGCATCGAAATGCTGGGCGAAACGATGAAATACGCCGCTCCGGTTGCTCACGCCTTCGGGGCATCCATGGAAGAAACGGCGGCCATGGCCGGTATCATGGCAAACTCAGGCATCAAGGCCAGCCAGGCCGGTACAGCCTTACGGTCTGGGTTCATCCGATTGGCAGGGCCGCCGAAAATGGCCCGACAAGCCATGGAAGAACTGGGGTTGTCCATGGAAGATATCACAGCGGAGCAGAAAGAAGCGGCTATGGCCATGGAATCACTAGGAATTCAAATGAGCGATCAGAATGGGCCTCGCAAGATGTCTGCTATCCTGAGTGAATTGAGGGATAAAACCCAGAACTTGAGCAAGGAAGAAAAGCTGGCTACACTGAGCGCTATTTTTGGTAAGGAAGCGGCCACCGGGTGGCTGGCTGTGTTGGAAGCCGGGCCGGATACCTTTAACAGTCTGGTAGAAGCCATGGAACATTCAGACGGAGCCGCTGCGCAAATGGCTGAAACCATGAATGATAATGCCAAAGGCGCAGCTATACGGCTGAAATCAGCCGTCGAGTCCTTATCTATCAGCGTAGGCAATATATTTCTACCAACCATCGCCAAAGGGGCCGACACATTGGCTTCGTGGGCTGGTGGCCTGTCAAAAGTAGCCGCTGCCCATCCTGGCGTCATTGAAGGTATGATGGGGATTGCCGGCGCGGCTGTCGGGCTATTTGCCTATGTCAAAATATCCAACTTTCTAAGCTCAGCATTTAAGTTGCTGAAGGCACAGTATGAATTCATTAAAACGATGCAACTCGCCGAAAAATTCGCCAAAATCGGTCAGGCCATGACGAAAATCGGGCCGATTGCCATGCGCATGGCTACCACAGTAGGCGGCGCTATGCTCCGACTGGGAGCGGCCATGATGGCCAACCCGGCAGGACTGGTCATCATCGGCATTGTGGCCGTCATTGCGGCGCTGTACTTGCTATACAAGAACTTCGATAAAGTAAGGGAAGGCGCTGCCAATGCCTGGAAATCTATTTCTACCGGCGCTGCCGGAGCCTGGAATAGCTTGACCGGGTCGGTTAGCAGCGCTTGGGGAAAAATCAAAGCCGGCGCCAGTTCCGCCTGGGCCAGTTTAAAAAATGGTGTTTCTGCGGCCGGGGCGGGAATTAAAAATGGCCTTATGAAAGTAGTTGGATTTTACGTCAATTTTTACACGAGCCTGCCAGGACGGATAGCCTTTGCTATTGGATTCATCGTAGGCGTTTTAAGGGCCCTGCCAGGAAAGATTGCCAGTATGGTTACAGCAGCCGGACAATGGCTGAGACGCCTGCCGTCCATCTGCTTAGCCGCCGGCTCTGCCTTCATTGCCGCAGCCGCCAGCTGGCTCAGCGCCGCTTATAGCAGCGTCGTGTCGTGGATAGGCAATATGATTGAAGGCGCGGCCACCTTCTTAATGGAATTACCGGGACGATGCATGGCCGCTGGTTCCGCCTTCATCGCCGCAGCATCTGCCTGGCTAAGTGAAGCCTACGAAACAGCCGTATCGTGGATGAGCAATCTCGTCCAAGGTGTGTACAATTTCCTCGTACAGTTGCCGGAATATTGCGCAGAAGCTGGCGCGGCCTTTGTCGATGCAGCCTCACAATGGGCTAGCGAAGCTTATGACACTGTAGTGAATTGGATTAAACAGATCCCTGGCGCTATTAGCGACACGCTTTCTGGCGCCTGGGAAGGCATTAAAAGGCAGTTTTCGGAAGGCATTACCGTCGGTGTACGCACGGTAACCGACTCAGGGGGCGGCGATGAACCAGCAGAAAATGCGCGCGGCGGCATTTACAGCCGTGGTGCCTTCCTGACTTGGTTCGCTGAAGACAGCGATGAAGCGGCCATTCCTTTGGACGGCTCACCCAGGGCCATTGGACTTTGGAAGAGAGCTGGGATGGCATTAGGGTTTAATACCGATGAAATTGAGCCGGAAAGGTCTGGCCAGAAAGGTCCGAATCGGACTATACCTGCAACCGTTCGCCCGCGAATTCAAGGAACGCCGGGCATCACTATCCAGCAAGAAGACCAGGCGCCGACTGCGCCAAATATGGTATTCAACATGAACTTCTACGGAGAAACACAGCCTAAACGCGTTGAAAGTGCTGTAAAAGAAGCAGCACAACAGGCAAGGCAGAGCTTTGCGGAGCAGCTGGAATCCTATCGACACGAACGGAGGCGAGTAAGTTTTGGCTACTAAGTACAGAACTATCAGTGGAGATACATGGGACCTCATTTCATACCGCGTGTATGGAGATTGCAAGTACACGGATACCCTTATTAACAATAACACCGCTTATGCAGATATTGTAGTTTTTGGAGCCGGAACGATATTGAATGTCCCTGATATTGAGCTGGAGACACCGTCAGTCCTGCCGCCATGGAAGAGGTGATGTAATGAATTTATGGGAAACATATGCTACAAAATTATTTCCCCAACTGACGACGTCACAAGCTCGGATGGCAAAGGTCATCGTGCTCTACAATCACGAAAATATTTCATTGCAAATTGATAAGTACGCTAAAAGCGTGACCGTCGATGATGTCATGGATGGAGAAGCGGACAGCTTGAACATCACCCTGGAAGACCGTTCAGAGTTTTGGAAAGACGGATGGCTGCCAGAACGCGGGGCCATGCTTGACATCGTATTGATTACGTCCCATTGGGTAAATGGGGAAGACCTTCAGAGTCTTCCCATAGGAAAGTTTGAGATTGATGAAATCGAATGCAGCGGCCCACCAGAAGAAGTGAAAATTAAGGGCGTATCTATCCCGAACAACGCAGAAATCCGAAGCGTAGAACATTCCCAGGCATGGGAAAAAACGAAGCTGTCGGCCATTGCCCAGGACATTGCAGATCGGGCTGGACTACAGCTCTTTTATGATACATCGGAGGACCCCGTACTGGATAGAGCTGAAGAAACGGCTCAAACAGATCTGAGCTTTTTATATAAGCTATGCCAGGATGCGGGATTATGCCTGAAGGTATCCGATGAAAAAATCATCATCTTTGACGAGCAAAAGTATGAAGACCAAGACCCAGTCATGACTATATTCAAGGGGCATGACTCACTGGAATCCTATTCCATCAAAGCCACGATTCACGAAGTTTATAAATCCTGTCATGTGAAGTATAAGAACAGTAAAAGCGGCGAACTTATCGAATTTACCTATACCGTGCCGGAGCGGGAAAACCTGCCTGGTATGACACTGGAGGTAAACGAAGAAGTCGCCGATGTTGCCGAGGCCGAGAAGCTGGCCAAGAAAAAACTACGGGAAAAGAACCGGGAAGAAGTACAGGCAACGGTAACGATGGCCGGAAATTTCTATATGCTGGCTGGCAATACCGTCATGCTGGACGGCTTCGGGAAATTCAATGGGAAATACGTCATCACGAAAGCCAGCCATAGTCTGGGGAATGGTTATACCGTGCAGTGCGATTTGCGGAGGTGCTTATATGGATACTAAAGCCATAGCCAATGTGCTGAAGAATATGTTCCGGGTCGGAAAAGTATCATCCCTCAATCCGGAGCAGAATACGGCCCGAGTATACTTCGAAGATCAGAACGGCATGGTATCCTGCGAAATGGCCATTTTGAATCGGGGCAGTAAGGTTGTTAAAGATTACTGGATGCCAGACGTTGGTGAAGACGTGCTTTGCCTCAATCTTCCGAATGATAAAAACAAGACGGTCGGGTGGATTCTGGGAAGTTATTTCAGCCAGAAGGATAACCCGCAAATTGCAGATGACAAAGTGCGGCGCATCGACTATGGGGACGGAAGCTATATCGAGTACGACCGGAAATCACACACCCTGAATATCCACTGCGTCGGCAACATCAACATTACGGGAGCTACTATTAATCTGAATTAGGAGGCGATGACAATGCCAGCAGCGGCCAGAAAAGGAGACAGTGAAACCGGAACCTGCGACCTGGGGAAAGGCTGCTGTCCTCATACTCGGAACGGGAGCAATGGGACAGTTTCTGCCAATGTAATCATCAATGGACTGGGAGCACATCGTTTGGGAGATACCGGACCATGTAACTGCCCGCATAGCGGTACATTTCAAACTACGGGGTCATCTGGCACTGTCTTCGTAAATGGAAAGGGCGCCGTTCGCATTGGCGATGCGACGACATGTGAAACATGTGGAAAAGGAGGGCAACACACGACAGGGAGCCCGAATGTTTTCATTGGAGGATAGTCATGTCATTTCTATCAAACGTAATCCGGGCGCGGCTACAAACGGCCGCCCAACGGATGGAACAAAACACAATCAGCATATTGCGCGGGAAATTATCATCCTGGGGCCTGAGCATCCCTATCGGATGTCTGGGGCCTGTTGTCTTCACTGTTTCCAGCTCAGAAGTGAGGACTTTTTCGGACTGGAAGCGGGAAGCCAAGGGAAGGTATGCTACACATAATGTAATGGGCGGGCGGCCTGTACTGGAATTCCTGGGAACCGATTTACAAACCATTACTTTCACTATGCGGCTCAGCGTCTTCTTGGGAGTGAACCCGGCGAATAAAGCGGCAAAGCTGCGCCAACTATGCGAAGACGGAACATCCATGCCGCTCGTCATCGGCAATGAGCCAGTGGGGGAAAACAACTGGATTATCGAAAGCATCGGAGAAGAAACCCAGGAATGGGATAACAACGGAAATATACTGACATCAACGTTACAGGTGACCCTGAAGGAATACGTAGGCGATATGATCGTCTTAGGGGGAGACTATGATTTGGCAATGGAAGGAGATGAAGAGTCGTGAATGTAGTACTGGAAATGGAATTAGATCATGTTGACTTCGCGCCTTCATCCACGGCGGCCGAAATTGTCCAAAATGTACAAACCATTTTAACGACGCCGAAATATACGGTTCCCCTGGACCGAGAACTCGGCATTGATGCCAGCATGCTGGATGCTCCGATTGCCGTAGCCCAGGCACGAATCAGCAGCGAAATCATAGCGGCCGTACATCAATACGAACCCAGGGCATCTGTGACCAAAGTGGCCTTTAAAGGAGATGCCGCTGAAGGAACTATCAGCGCTATCGTCAGCGTAAAAATTATCGAGTAGGAGGTGACTACATGCGATTACAAGATTTACCAGATGTCGAATTCTTGGACACAGACACAGAGACTATTAAAAATAGCATCATTACCATCGCAGAAGGGATTTTAGGAAGAAAATTGGCCAGGGCGGACCCTTTGCGGCTATTCCTCAACTCTTTGGCACTTATCATCATACAGCAGAGAGTTGCATTTAGTCACGCGTTTAAAACGAACCTGCTAGCCTATACGGAAGGGGACACTATGGACCATATAGGCGATTTTATTGGGTGCGACCGAATTGAAG